CGCCTGCACTCCGCCATGCTTGTGGCTATTGAGCGACTTGCCGCCGCCAATCACGTCGTCGTCGGCCGTCAGCTTGCCCGATACGGTCACGTCGCCGTCGATCGCGACATTGCCGGTGATATTCACCTGGTCGGCGGTGATGTCGGCGGTAGATCCGCCGGGAAGCAGCGCGGTCAGTCGATGCGCCTCGGGATCATAGGCGATGCGCGCGCCATCGGCGAACGCGATCAGCTCTTCGGCGCTATTGCCCGCCGGCGCGAACGCATCGCTCGGGATCCCGCGCAGGACAAGCCCCCCGCCCAGCTCGCCATCCATGCAGATGAGCAGAACCTGCTCGCCCGCGCTCGGCGGCGACCAGATGCGCGTTGCGCCCATGCGCCCTTCGATCCAGCGCAGCGGCGGAGTTTCGACGTCGCCCGTTTCGACGATGCAGCGCGCGGCGGCGAGATCGACCGACTTGACGGTGCCGATCTGGATCAGGCCCGATGGGTCGAAATCATCCTCGTCGGTGCGCGCGCGCATCATTCGGCGGCGCCTTCCTCTTCGACCGGCGGAGCGACGATCTTCTTGCGGTCGCACTTGCCCGCGTCGGTCAGCACCGCGCGCACGTCGCGGCGATGAACAATGGCGCCCGCGGTGAAGGTGACGGGGACGGTGCCGGTCTTCGCGTTGAAGCGGCCGATGGAGCTGGTGAGTTCGGTCATCGTGCGGATCCTTTATGCAGCGGGGGAAACGGGCCAGTCGGCGGGCGCGCCGTTCGCGACCGAAAGCGGCAGATCGCGAAGCGCCTGCCGATATTCGGCCCATCGCGCGCGCAGGGCCGCGTTCATGTCGGCGTCGGGCAATTGCGTATAATCGCTGTCGCGCAAGAGCTGGTCGCGGCGCGCGCGCAGCAGAGCGAGTGCGACGTCCGGTTCGGGAGAAACCGGCGCGGCAATGGGCTTGCCATCCGGCCCGGCGACGATCGCCAAGCCGGGTTCCAGCGCATCGAGCGCGGCGGCGAGCGTGCTGCAAAATGGCTACATCGCCTTTTCGAACGGCCTCAAGATCATCTGGGGCCGGGTGGAGCTGGCGAGAAGCGTGTTCTGCTGCGACGCGGTGCCGATCTGGTCGATCGTCGGAAAGACGGGCGTCGGCACGGAATCGAAGCTGATCGGATAGGTGACGTTGCTGTAGCTATCCATGCTGACGCTTACCCGGCCCCAGATGATCTTGAGGCCGTTCGAAAAGGCGATGTAGCCATTTTGCAGCACGCTCGCCGCCGCGATCTGAAGGAAGTCACTCGCCTGCAGGCCGTCGAGAAGATCGGCATTGAGGCCGCTGCCCGGACCATCGACGGTGAGCAGGCGCGACAGGATTTCAGCGGCCGAGAAGGTCGCGGCGGGCAGGAAGTAGCTTGCGTGAAGCCCGTCGAGCAGATCGGCGTCGAGGCCGCTGCCGGATCCATCGTTGCCGGCATGCCATGCGGCATTGCCGGCGATCTGGAGCGAGGTGCTGAAATACCCCGACCGAACCCGCGCACCTGACGAACCGATATCGTAGGCGTCACCTGCGTTCGGCTCAAAGTTTCCAGATTGGCTGATCACCCATCGGAAGGCGCCGTTGGTGCCGAAGCCCAACCTTCCGGCGACCTCGTTCATGATATGAAGGTCGTCGTTGTTGCCACCATAGCCAAAGAAAGCTTTACGCCCCGTCGCGTCGGTGATGCCCAAATAGCTGTTGCCAGTGCCGCGCGCATTATTGTTACCAAACGTCGCGAATTGACCGGAGCCGCCCATGACGTGCAGAGGCGTCCCCGGCGCCGTCGTCCCGATGCCGACATTGCCAGCTCCCGAGATGATGGCGGCGGCAACTCCGTTGATCAGGAACTGATGCGACGAGGCAGCGGCGGTCTCATATTGCATGGTCCCGGAGCTGGTGAGCTTTACCGAAGCGCCGCCGGCGGCTCCCACGCTGAATTTTCCCGCGGCGGTCTGAACGTCGAGACCGACCAGATAGGCCGTGCGCCATCGGATCGCGTTGGTGCCAAGGTCACCGACATTGTTCGACCCCGGACGGAAGGTGCCATCGGTGGAAAAGCGCGCGACCTCCGAACCATCCGCGGCGCCGTTTCGACCGGCGAAAAAGCCAAAGCCGTCAACTCCCGGCGGCTGGCCGATACACCAGTTGTTGATCGTGTTTTGCGTGAACGAGATCATCGCACCGTTGAGGCCGGCGGCGGCGATGTTTGAAATGTCGGCGATGATCCCGCGAGGAGGGTTCGGGCTAGCGACGTTCAAGAGATAATTTGCCGTGGCGCCGTTCAGCGTGACCTTGCCGTCAGGCCCGATGCGCATGCGCTCGGTTCCGGCGGTCGAAATGGCCAGCGCATTCGCGGCGGCGCGGAATAGGCCGGTGTCGGTGTCGGCATTCCAGAACAGGCCCGGCGCGCCCGCGGTGCCATCAACGACGCCGACCGATACGTTGCCCAAGGTTCCGCCGGTGATCGCAACAGCATTGGCGTTTTGCGTCGCCATGGTGCCATGCGTATGGCCCGCGAGGGCGAAGGCGCTGGCGTGAAGGCCGTCGAGCAGATCGGCGTCGAGGCCGCTTCCCGCGCCATCCTGCGACAACAGCCAGCCCAGCACCGATTGTTTGCCGACATAGGGGGTAAGGACGCGGCTGTTGTCGCTACCCGCCTGCCCTTCGGCCGTCGTCGCCAGTTCGACCAGGCCGAGGATTTCGGTCGTCGCGGGCGGCAGGACGAAATTGGTATCACCGAATTCGATCATCGTCGCGTCGATGTCTGCAAAGGCGATGTCGGCCGCGAGCAGCATCATCGATTCGGCGGTCTTGTTCAGGATCGCGCCCGCCTGCCCATAGAGGGCGAACAGGGTGCCATCGGCCAGATACAGGCCAAAACCGCGCATCGTATAGGCGTCGGACGTCACGTCGCTGGCGGTGACGTGGATGGCATCGTCGGCCACGACAACCCCCGCGACCGAGGCGATGCGCTTGATTTCGCCGGGCAAGGCAAGCTGCGCGGGATCGGCGGCAAAGGCGGTTGCGGTGATGCCGAGCTGCGTAATGGTGACGGCATTGGTCCCGGTGTTGGCGGCATTGACCAGCGCGTCGCGCCCGGCGTTGGTGACGATAATGGTGATGGCCATGGCGAACCCTTCAGACGGCGGTGGCGGTAAGGCGGGTGAGCAGGGCGGGCCGCGCGACGGCGGCAAGGCGGATGCCGGCGGTCGCTTCGAGGCCCTGCGTAAAGGTGAAGTGCGATCGCACCGGCTTGGTGCGCGTCACTTCGGCGATGATGTCGTCGATATAGCTGGCGGGCAGCGGCCCCAGCCCGCCGCCCACGGTCAGCGAGATGGTAAAGGTGTGGGGATCCGCCGGCGGATCATATTGCCACCATTCCTTGAGGACGAGCGCCCCGCCGAAGCTGTCGACCACGTCGAAAACGCTCTTCGCCGTCCCCTTGCGGCGCTGGATCGCGATCGCCGAGGCGACACGCTGACGCCGCACCGGTTCGGGCCAGCGGTTGTCCCAACTGTCCATCGACAGGCCCCACGCCAGCCACGGCAGCATGTCGGCGGGGCAAGTCGCCGGATTCCAGAGCCGGGTCGGCAGATCGACGTCGATATCGCCGATCCGGGCGCTCGCCTGTTCAAGCGCGCGTTCGAGCGCCGTGGAGGTCGGCGGCAGGATCGAGGGCCGGTCGGTCATTCACCGGTCCCGGCGTAATTGAGGGTGACATCGGTGCAGTGCGCCGCCTGCGTCCGCGTCAGCTCGACATCGGCGGCGGGGCTTGCCAGCGTCACTTGGCTGACACCCTCGGCATGCAGGGCGGCGAAAATCGCCGACCGCACGATGTCGCGGCCCAGCCGCTTCGACTGTTCGAGATAGTCGGCCAGCCGCGCCTCAGCCTCGGCGATGACGATCATGCTGTCGGGACCGGCAAAGGTCTCGATTTCGGCCTCGATCGCATAGTCGACGATATCGGCGCCCTGCACGGTGACATGATCGGTCAGCGGGCGCACGTCGTCGGCGCTCACCGCCGCTTCGACGGTCGCCAGCAGCTCGGGCGGCGCGGTGCCGTCGCCGGTGCGCGACAGCACGGTGACCACGACTTCGCCCGGCGTCGGCGAGGTGGCCGAGGCGTCGAGGACATCGGGATCCGCCGACAACGCGTGAAAGATATAGGCGCCCTCGGGACCGGCGACCGAATAGCCCTCTGGCGCGAGGATGATGCGGCGGCGGAAATCGGCGTCCGATTCCATCACCGCGGGCGCGCCGCTCAACGGATCGGCGGGCGTGATTTCGAGGCGATAGGCGCCGAGCAGCGCGCGGTGGCGGAGGTGGCGGACATGCCGCCATGGATCGCCCGGCGCCATCAGCGCGCAACGGGTTGCTCCTGTATAAGCGGGTTATACATGAGCAGGCGAACCACCAAATTGGCAACTAACTTCCTAAAAATGGAAAGCCCTCTGCATTTGCGGCGCTCAGCATATGAGCGGAGCCACAATTAAGAGTTCGGCAATTCCGCCGGGTAAGTTCAAAGGCCGCTTTTTCCGAACGAAAATTGGCCTGTAGCTCTAAAAGTAAAACGCCGATCTGGTGAGATTTCTGAGTCCTCAAAACATAAGGATTTCGGTGCATATAAAGACATGCGCATGTCCCAGTGGCTGTCTCTTATACACATCTGACGCTGCCGACGATATGCAG